TGTCGGATCTGATCAACAATTACTCCATCACAATCCTGGCCACGGACATGGGCCAAGTGCTGCAAGGTGATTGCGACGGTTCGGACGTATTCGCCCGCGCGGACATGTTCACCCTCACCCGCAGCAATCGCGGCCTGATGATGCTGGACAAAGATCGCGAGGAAATCACGCAGGTCAACACGCCGCTGTCCGGGTTGCATGAGCTGCAGGCGCAAGCACAAGAGCACATGTGCTCAGTGAGTCGAATCCCCGCCATGATCCTGACAGGCATCAGCCCAAGCGGCCTGAACGCTTCCAGTGAAGGCGAAATTCGCGCGTTCTACGACTGGATCAAGTCACAGCAGCAATCGTTCTGGTATCACCCGCTTGATATCTGCATCAAAGTGCTGATGCTGCATCTGTGGGGCGAAATCGATGAAACCATCGGTTTTGAGTTCAACCCGCTGTGGCAGACCAGCGCGCTTGAAGAAAGCAGCATCCGCCTGAACAACGCCAACGCCGATGCCATCTACCTGACCAACAGCGTGGTAAGCCAGGAAGAAACCCGCGCCAAGCTGGCCAAAGATCCCGACAGCGGCTATGCGGGCATTCAGGTTGACAACTTGCCGCCGCTGCCTGATCAGGGTGAACTTGACCTGGGGTTTGGCAATGAGCTGGGGCCGGATGGGCAAGACCCTGAGCCTGGCATTGAACCCTAATGGCCGCGCAGAAAAAGAAGACAGCCCGAGCCGTCCACGCCAACAAAGGCGTGGAAATGGCTTATCGCAAGTCGCTGGACACCCTGGTTAAGGAAATGTCCAACAGTTTCGAATACTGGATTGAGGCCGCTTACAAGGCCAATCCGCCGCGCATGGAAACGGCCATTGCTCAGGATGCGCTGCCGTCTGACTTGCTGAGCAAAAAGATTGCCGAACTATCCAAGCGCTGGATAAAACGGTTTGACGACATGGCCGCAGGGATTGCCGAGCGCTTCACGCAGTCTGGGCGCAAGGCTACCGATTCGTCATTTCAGTCCGCGCTCAAGGATGCCGGATGGACGGTGGAATTCCAAATAACGCCGGTCATGCGTGACGCGATGAATGCGACGATCAAGGAAAACGTGTCTTTGATCAAGTCGATCCCCCGCCAATACGCGCTTGAGGTTGAAGGCATTGTGATGCGCGGCTTCACGGCCGGGCGCGACCTGAAAGTCATCACCGACGACCTGCAGAAGCGTTATGGCGTGACCCGTCGACGCGCTGCATTGATAGCCAGGGATCAGTCAAACAAGCTGACTGCGACCGTTACGCAGGCCCGTCGTGTGGAGCTTGGCCTATTTGAAGCTGAGTGGGTGCACTCCGGTGGAGGCAAAGAACCGCGCCACTCCCATGTTCAAGCCGGCAAAAAACGGCTAAGGTTTGACACACGCAAAGGCGCGTACATTGACGGGGAATACATTTTACCTGGACAGCTGATCAACTGCCGCTGCTCAAGCAAAACCGTGCTGCCCTTCTGACCAAATCCAAAATCTGTTGTATGCTGTATCGAATCCATGACAGGAGCAAAAGAACATGAGTAACACCGAGAAAAAACTTGCGTACCATCTACTTTGGGTTTGGGCGCAATATGGTGGGGGGATTTTTGAGCTAAACAGCGGCATTGTGGCTCGCGCCATCCTTCCACACATGGACATGTCCATTGGCGAAGATGCTGCTGAAATGCTTGAAGGCCTTGGACTTGTCGAGATGCGTGCGTGGTCTTCTGTTGTTACCCAGAGCGGCATTGATTTGATGAATCGCGGGGTGGAAGAATGAACACAAATACAGGCAGCATCGCTGACAAAGTGGCAAAGGCTATTGGCTTGTGCGCAATCGTTTACTTCATCGTGCAGTTTCACTATGAAGTCCAAGCGGCCAGGGCCGAGCTGAAACAAGAGAACGCTTGCATGGCCGAAGCCGCAGCCGGCAAGCGCGACGTGAATGATTGCTTCACCATGATGCGAAATAACAACCGGGAATGACCGCCCGGCAACGTAGACCAAGCTGGAAACATTGAAACGCATATGAACGTGGCTCATACTCGCAGCATGAATGCACCCGTCCTGGCTTTTGACCGTTCCAGCGTTCGCACGTTTGATGCGGACGGCCGCTTGCACGTTGCAAAAACGCCGATCAGTAAAGCCAACGTGTGCCCGTACATGGGAAGCGAGATTCCGGGCTGGCAAGGTCTTGGCCTGCAACCCGATAAAATCTACAACCTGTACCGCGACCCTGCCGAGCTTGAGAAAGCTGCAGGCACGTTCAACAACCTGCCGCTGCTGCGCCGTCACATTCAAGTAAGCGCCGATGCGCCGATGAAAGAGGATGTAGTCGGCTCGATTGGCTCAGATGTGAGCTTTGAAGCGCCCTACCTGATGGCGTCCCTTTGCGTTTGGGATTCCGAGGCCATCGGCGGGATTGAAGCGGAGGCCATCGACGAACTGTCCAGCGCCTACCGCTACGACGCCGACATGACGCCAGGCGCTACAGAAGACGGCGAAGCCTACGACGGGCGCATGACCAACATTCGCGGCAACCACTTGGCATTAGTCGAAGTCGGTCGCGCCGGCCCTGACGTTGTAGTCGCAGACAGCAATCCTTTCGTTTCACCATTCACCCAGCAACCCCCAACCACACAGGAAACCCCTGCCATGAAGAAAACCAAACTGGGCCGCGCCCTGCTGGCTGCTCTTTCGGCGGCATCCCCGAAGATCGCGCAGGATTCCGCCCTGCCTGGTCTGGTGGGTGGCGCAGTAAAAAGCCAGTTCAACGCCAAGGACGTTAGCGCTAAGCTGATGGCCATGGACGAAGACATGAACCCGGAGAATATCGATGAGATTATCGATGCTGTCCTGGGCGTCGAAGAAAACCCCGAACCAACCCAGCCGACCATGACCGGTGACGAAGACGACAACGGCGCGCCATCCAAGCACGCTGAAATCATCGACTACCTGCGCAGTGCCGGCGTTGATGCTTCCGTACTGGAAGGCGTTGGCAACATGCTGACCCGCATGGACAAGCCGCAAGGCCAGGACGAAGACATGGGCAACTACATGAGCGAGGAAGATGTAACCACCGCCATGGACTCCATGCGCTCTGACCTGCTCAAGCAGTTCAAAGATCTTGAGTCGGCCAAGTCTGCCGTGCGCGGTGTTGTCGGTGACGTAATCGGCATGGATAGCGCCGAAGAGGTCTACCGCTTCGCACTGGGCCACATAAACATCGATCATAAAGACATGCCAGCAGCCGGCTTGCCGCGTCTGTTTGCCGTCGCCCAGGATCGCCCAAAAGCAGCCCCCTCGCGCGTTGCGATGGATTCCGCTAGTCTTGACGTCCAGATCCCTGGCCTGTCCCGTTTCTCGTAAGGAGCCACTGCCATGACCGCAGGCTTTCAACAGACTGTAACCCTGCAGCAAGCCGCTGCAGTGGCCGGCGATTTCGCTTCGGCTAACCCGCGCTCTTCGGTTGTATCGCACGAGGGTACTTTGGTCGCTGGCGCTACCGGCGTAACCGTTGGCCGCTTTGCCTGGGCTACTACAACCGGCGCAGTGAGCAACGCAGGTTCGGGCAAGCCAACCGGTTTCGTGCCGCGATTGCAAGGCGCAGCGCTGATCACCACCTACCTTGATGAAACCTCGCTGCTGATCCCGCAAGGCTTCGAAGTAACCCTTATGGTTACTGGCGACTACTGGGTAGCTCCAACCGTCAACCCCGCCACCATTGGCCAGAAGGTGTTCGCATCCCTGACCACTGGCCAGATTCAGACCGATGCAGCAGGCGCCACCGTCGCCGGCTATATCGAAACTGATTTTGCCGTGAGCGGTTTCCCTGTCGGCGGCACTGGTGCCGTTGGCGAACTCATTGTTATGTCCCGCCCGGTATAAGGAGCTGAACATGGACCCGAAAATGCAAGCACTCCTGCAGCGCGCAGGTATCGCCTTTGATGGCTTTAATGCGCGCCTGTTGCCGGATGGTAAGAGCTACCGCGACATCATCGGCATGGACTCCGCTGGTGGCCTGATGGCTATGGACGCGGCCTATCCGCTGATCACCAACGCGAACAGCGGCATCCCTTCGATGCTGTCTACCTATATCGATCCGAAATTGATCGAGATTCTGGTGGCGCCAATGAAGGCTGCCGAAGCCGCTGGTGGTGAGAAGAAAACAGGCGACTGGACTACCCGCACCGCTATGTTCCCTGTGATCGAGTCGACCGGTGAGGCCACCAGCTATGGTGACTACAACGAGTCCGGTTCCAGCGGCGCGAACTTCCAGTTCCCACAACGCCAGTCGTACCACTACCAGACCATCACCCAATGGGGTGAGCGTGAGCTTGCTGACGCCGGCCTGGCCAAAATCGACTGGGCTGCTCGCCTGAACATCGCATCGGCCTTGACTCTAAACAAGTATCAGAACAAGACCTACCTGTTCGGTGTTTCCGGCCTGCAGAACTACGGCATGCTGAATGACCCGGCTCTTCCTGCTGCGCTGACTCCGACCACCAAGGCTGCGGGCGGTACTGCCTGGATTCTGCCGAACGGCACGGTGAACGCGACCAACTTGGAGATCTTCCAAGACGTGCAGAAGACGTTCTTCAATCTGCAGG